ATAACGCCTCAAGAATTAATGTTGGCTTAGATATCATCAACACACTATCAAAACATTTTAAAGTTACAGCGCCAATATTTATTGATAATGCTGAATCAGTAACAGAGCTTATCAAAACAGAATCACAACAAATTCAATTGATAGTAAATGAACAAGATAAAAAATTAAGAATGGAGACTATATAAAATGACGAATGAATTACTATTAAAAAACAATAAAATGGGCGACAACGTTCTATCTAGAGTTAAGACATTAGAAGCACAAGGAGATTTACAGTTTCCTGCAAACTATTCGCCTGAGAATGCAATGAAGTCAGCAATGTTACAACTGCAAGAATTAAAAGGATCTAAAAAAGATGGTTATAAACCAGCGCTGGAATTTGCAACTTCAACCAGCATAGCAAACGCCTTAATGGACATGGTTGTACAAGGTTTAAATCCTGCTAAGAATCAAGGCTATTTCATTATGTATGGCGATAAGGTTCAATTCCAAAGAAGTTACCACGGAACAATGGCAGTAACTAAACGTGTAGCAGGCGCAGAAGAAATTAATGCAGAAGTCATATTTGAAGGTGACGAAGTTAAGTATAAAACTAAAAACGGAAAAATTGTTGAACTTGAACATACACAGTCTTTTGGTAACAGAAACACACAAAACATTATCGGTGCATATGCAACAGTTGTATTTAAAGATGAAAGTAGAAATTACACTGAAATCATGACATTTGAAGAGATTGAAGAAGCGTGGAAGCAATCACAAATGGTTTATAACGGTGTATTTAAAGAAGACGGTACACACAGAAGATTCCCTCAAGAAATGGCTAAAAAGACTGTAATAAACCGTGCATGTAAAAAGATTTTAAACAGCACGGATGACGCTAGTCTTTTATCAAATCAAATTAAAGAATCTGAACAACGTCAACGCAAAGAAGTATTGGATGCAGAAGTTGAAGAAAATGCAAATCAAGAACAATTGGATTTTGAACCACCAGTTTTTGAAGAAGCACAATACACAGAATTAGAAAATGAAAAACCTATTGATGTATCTGACTTTGAAGAAATAAAAGAACCTGCAACAGAAAAAGAAAGCGAAGAAGAGCCATTTTAATTGAAACAATAGCAACTGGTTCAAGTGGTAACTGCTACGTCTTAAATGATGGACGTACTACGTTACTGCTTGAGGCAGGAATAAAATTTGAACGTGTTCAAAAGCATTTCAAATATAAAACAAGACATATAGCAGGGTGTCTTATCACACACGAACATGGTGATCATGCAAAGTACACAAAGCAGTTTGTCGACAATGGTGTAATCAGCTATATGACTGCTGGAACACAACGAGCTATGGATTTTGAAAGTCATCGCTTATGCACGATTAAGGCAAAGCAAGAGCTACGAATTGGTACGTGGTCAATTTTACCATTTGACATTGAACATGATGCTAACGAGCCTGTGGCTTTCTTATTACAAAGTACATTAGGTTATAAGGTTCTGTATGTTACTGATACAAAGTATTTGAAATACAAATTTAACGGCATTACGCACATGATGTTAGAAGTTAATTATATCTATGAACAAATACAGGAAAACATAAAAAACGGCAGTGTGCACAGCACATTAGCAAATAGAATTATGGAGTCTCATTTTAGCTTAGAACATGCTATCGGAATGTTAAAAGCAAATGATTTAACTAGACTCGAAGAAATACATTTAATTCATTTAAGTAGCCAAAATTCAAATGCAAAATACATTAAAAGTGAAATACAAAAAGTGACGGGCGTGCCCGTTTATGTTGGAGGTTTATAAATGATAAACAGAACAATATTAGTTGGTCGTTTAACTAGAGACCCAGAATTAAGGACCACTCAAAGTGGTGTAAATGTAGCATCATTCACATTAGCAGTTAACCGTACATTTACAAATGCACAAGGCGAGCGCGAGGCAGACTTTATTAATATCATCGTATTTAAAAAACAAGCAGAGAACGTTAATAAATACCTATCTAAAGGATCGTTGGCGGGCGTAGATGGTAGGTTACAAACGCGGAACTATGAAAATAAGGAAGGTCAACGTGTATACGTTACGGAAGTTATTGCTGATAGTATTCAATTTTTAGAACCGAAAAACTCAAATGACACTCAACAAGATTTATATCAACAACAAGTACAACAAACACGTGGACAATCGCAATATTCAAATAACAAACCAGTAAAAGATAATCCGTTTGCGAATGCAAATGGTCCGATTGAACTAAATGATGATGATTTACCATTCTAATTTAACCGGTTTGAAAGTGAGGTGTGTATATGACTGGTTGGATAAGTATTGATCGCTCAATTCAAAATCATTGGCTATTTAAAGAAAAGAGAACATTTTCAAAGTTCGAAGCATGGATATATTTACTCATGGAAGCGAATCATTCAGAGGCAAAAGTGCCTATAGGAAACCAAATTGTAACCGTTGAAAGAGGACAAAGATTAACATCTATTTTGACCTTGTCTGACCTTTTTAACTGGTCACGATTTAAAGTGAAAACCTTCCTTGACTTACTCGAGAGTGATGGAATGTTAGAAGTCAAAACAACATCAAAATATACCCTTATAACCATTGTCAATTATGACTTTTATCAAAGTGAGCAGGGCAGGAACCAACATCAAAACGACATCAAACCAACATCAAAACAACATCAGTCAAACATCAACCCAACATCAAAACAACATCAAACCAACACAAACAATAATGATAATAAAGATAATAATGAAAAGAATGTGAATAATGAGAAGAAGAAGGTAACCGCCTTCGACTTCTTCCAAGATAACGGATTCGGTTTCATAACTCCTTACAATTTAGACGATTTAAATTACTATCTTGATTCATTTGAAAATGATTCAGATGAAATAGTTACCGCATCACTTAAAATCGCTAAAGACAGAAACAAGGTTACTTGGGGATATGCTAAAAGCATTTTGAATACTTGGCTTAATGCAAACTTGAAATCTATTGAACAAGTACGTGCATTTGAAAAGCAACAACTTGAAAGCAAAAAACAAAATTATAAACCTTTCGTTAAACAATCAAAAGAAAAAACACCCAAATGGCTCACAGACAGCACGAGAGAAACGAAAACGCCGGAAGTAGATGAAAACCTTGAGAAAGACAGAGAAGCTTTTATTAAGCGTCTAAATAGCAAATGGGAGTGATTGAAAATGGATGCATTTGATAAATACTATCTATTTGATCATGACGGCAACAAAATGTTTTCAGTTACACCACATTTTAAAGATGGTCGGCATTTAGTTGTTGGAATAAAAGAAACAAAATTTAATGGTCGTCGTTGGTATTTAGACGATTATGAATTAAATACACTTATTGATAATGAACAAATGGAGTTAGGACACCAAACAAGCTTATTTGAATATATATGAGGGATTACATGGAAATAGAAATTAAATTTAATGAAGTGTTTAAATGCGCCGATGGGGTCGCCTCGTCCACGCTTTCGTAATACAGGTAGATATGCACACACATATATGCCTACAAAATATACAGAACATAAAAAATATTTACAAAATCAAATGCCAAAGCTAAATCTAGAAAATGCATTAAAAATCGAATTAGACTTTTACTTTCCATTGCTTAAATCATGGTCGAAGAAAAAGAAAAGCGAAATGGTTGGGCAGTATAAAGTGACTAAGCCGGATATCGACAATTTGATGAAGACAGTTCTAGACGCTTGTAACAATTATTTGTGGAAAGATGACAATCAAATTGCAGAAATAACTAGCTCAAAGCGTTATGGAATTGAGCCCAAAATAATCATACGAATAGAAGAAATATAAGAGGTGGAATAAATGGCGAAAACAGCAAGAATTGTAAGGATACACGATAAACCTTATAGGTTCAGTAAATTTGAAATGGAATTAATAGAAAGTCACGGTATAACCGCTGGAATGGTTTCTAAAAGAGTAAAAGATGGTTGGGAACTACATGAAGCAATGGACGCACCAGAAGGCATGCGTTTAAGCGAGTACAGAGAAAAGAAAACAATAGAAAGACTGGAACAAGCTAGACTCGAACGCAAATTGGAAAGAAAGCGAAAGAAAGAGGCTGAGCTAAGAAGAAAGAAGCCACATTTGTTTAATGTGCCTCAGAAACATCCAAGAGGACGTTATGCGTGCTACCTGATGGAAAACGACATATTCGTGAAAGTTAAGAAGTAGATCATGACAGATAACGCACGCAAAGAATACCTAAATCAATTCTTTGGATCTAAGAGATATCTGTATCAGGATAACGAACGAGTGGCACATATTCATGTAGTAAACGGCACTTATTACTTTCATGGGCATATCGTACCAGGTTGGCAAGGCGTGAAAAAGACATTTGATACAGCTGAAGAGCTTGAAACATATATAAAGCAACAGGATTTGGAATATGAGGAACAGAAGCAACTAACTTTATTTTAGAGGAGATATAAACAATAAAATTTTATGGAGGAAGACACTAATGAATAACCGCGAACAAATTGAACAATCAGTGATCAGTGCTAGTGCGTATAACGGTAATGACACAGAGGGATTACTAAAAGAGATTGAGGACGTATATAAGAAAGCGCAAGCGTTTGATGAAATACTTGAGGGTTTACCTAATGCTATGCAAGATGCACTCAAAGAAGATATTTATCTTGATGAAGCAGTAGGGATTATGACGAGTCAAGTTGTCTATAAATATGAGGAGGAGCAGGAAAATGAGTATTAGTGTAGGAGATAAAGTATATAACCATGAAACAAACGAAAGTCTAGAGATTGTGCAATTGGTCGGAGATATTAGAGATACACATTACAAGTTATCTGACGGCTCTATTATCAGTCTCATAGACTTTGTTATTAAACCAATTCATTTAATCAAGGAGGCACAGGAAAATGACTAACACATTAACAACTGATCAGTTACAAGAGTTATTACAAATACAAAAGGAGTTCGACGATAGAATACCAACTAGAAATTTAAATGACACAGTAGCTAGTATGATTATTGAATTTGTAGAGTGGGTTAACACACTTGAGTTTTTTAAAAATTGGAAGAAACAACCAGGTAAGCCATTAGATACACAATTAGATGAGATTGCTGATTACTTAGCTTTCAGTTTGCAATTAACTCTGACTATTGTTAATGAAGAAGATTTGGAAGAAACCACTGAGGTTATGGTTGATTTGTTTGAAAATGAAGTTACTTTACCTAAACTACATTCAGTTTATTTTGTTCATGTAATGCATACACTAACAGAACAATTTGTAAAAGGTATTGATAATAGTATTGTACAAGTTTTAATAATGCCTTTTTTGTACGCCAATACTTACTATTCTATCGACCAACTCATTGACGCATACAAAAAGAAAATGAAAAGGAACCACAAAAGACAAGATGGAACAGCAGACGCAGGGAAAGGATACGTGTAAAGACATCTTAGATCGAGTCAAGGAGGTTTTGGGGAAGTGACGCAATACTTAGTCACAACATTCAAAGATTCAACAGGACGCAAGCATACACACATAACTAAAGCTAAAAGCAATCAAAGGTTTACAGTTGTTGAGGCAGAGAGTAAAGAAGAAGCTGAGCGCAAATACGAGGCACAAGTTAAAAGAGATGCAGTTATTAAAGTGGGTCAGTTATTTGAAAATATAAGGGAGTGTGGGAAATGACGGAGGTTAAAATTAAAACTATTTCAGATAGAGTTTATTACACAACAACAGATCTAGCTTCTGACGATTATATTAATCTTGTTATGAATCTAGTGATTGAGGATTTTCTTCCGGTCAAAGATGTGTTCAACAATGAAGTATGGGTTAAAAGAGATGAGATTGAATCATTTACATTTATTAAGGAGGCAAACGATGATTAACATACCTAAAATGAAATTCCCGAAAAAGTACACTGAAATAATCAAAAAATATAAAAATAAAACACCTGAAGAAAAAGCTAAGATTGAAGATGATTTCATTAAAGAAATTAATGATAAAGACAGTGAATTTTACAGTCCTATGATGGCTAATATGAATGAACATGAATTAAGGGCTATGTTAAGAATGATGCCTAGTTTAATTGATACTGGAGATGACAATGATGATTAAAAAACTTAAAAATATGGATTGGTTCGATATCTTTATTGTTGGAATACTGCGATTATTCGGCGTAATCGCACTGATGCTTGTTGTCATATCGCCTATCTATACAGTGGCTAGTTACCAAAACAAAGAAGTACATCAAGGGACAATTACAGATAAATATAACAAGAGACAAGATAAAGAAGACAAGTTCTATATTGTGTTAGACAACAAGCAAGTCATCGAAAACTCTGACTTACTATTCAAAAAGAAATTTGATAGCGCAGACATACAAGCTAGGTTAAAAGTAGGCGACAAAGTAGAAGTTAAAACGATTGGTTATAGAATACACTTTTTAAATTTATATCCGGTCTTATACGAAGTAAAGAAGGTAGATAAATAATGATTAAACAAATATTAAGACTATTATTCTTACTAGCGATGTATGAGCTAGGTAAGTATGTAACTGAGAAAGTATATATTATGACGACGGCTAATGATGATGTAGAGGCGCCGAGTGACTTCGCAAAGTTGAGCGATCAGTCTGATTTGATGAGGGCGGAGGTGTCAGAGTAGATGATGCGGTTAGTCATAGCAATTATATTACTAGTCATCTTATTGTTTGGTATGATGTTGCAAGCTGAACAGTTAAAAGGCGATGTGAAAGTTAAAGAGCGGGAGATAGAGATATTAAGAAGTAGATTGAGACATTTTGAAGATTAAAAATATTTGTATGGAGGGTATTCATGACTAAAAAGAAATATGGATTAAAATTATCAACAGTTCGAAAGTTAGAAGATGAGTTGTGTGATTATCCTAATTATCATAAGCAACTCGAAGATTTAAGAAGTGAAATAATGACACCATGGATTCCAACAGATACAAATATAGGCGGGGAGTTTGTACCGTCTAATACATCGAAAACAGAAATGGCAGTAACTAATTATCTTTGTAGTATACGAAGAGGTAAAATCCTTGAGTTTAAGAGCGCTATTGAACGTATAATCAACACATCAAGTAGGAAAGAACGCGAATTCATTCAAGAGTATTATTTTAATAAAAAGGAATTAGTGAAAGTTTGTGATGACATACACATTTCTGATAGAACTGCTCATAGAATCAAAAGGAAAATCATATCTAGATTGGCGGAAGAGTTAGGGGAAGAGTGAAATTGGCAGTAAAGTGGCAGTTTTTGATACCTAAAATGAGATATTATGATAGTGTAGGATATTGACTATCTTACTGCGTTTCCCTTATCGCAATTAGGAATAAAGGATCTATGTGGGTTGGCTGATTATAGCCAATCCTTTTTTAATTTTAAAAAGCGTATAGCGCGAGAGTTGGTGGTAAATGAAATGAACGAAAAACAAAAGAGATTCGCAGATGAATATATAATGAATGGATGTAATGGTAAAAAAGCAGCAATTACAGCAGGTTATAGTAAGAAAACAGCAGAGTCTTTAGCAAGTCGATTGTTAAGAAATGTTAATGTTTCGGAATATATTAAAGAACGATTAGAACAGATACAAGAAGAGCGTTTAATGAGTATTACAGAAGCTTTAGCGTTATCTGCTTCTATTGCTAGAGGAGAACCTCAAGAGGCTTACAGTAAGAAATATGACCATTTAAACGATGAAGTGGAAAAAGAGGTTACTTACACAATCACACCAACTTTTGAAGAGCGTCAGAGATCTATTGACCACATACTAAAAGTACATGGTGCGTATATCGATAAAAAAGAAATTACTCAGAAGAATATTGAGATTAATATTGGTGAGTACGATGACGAAAGTTAAATTAAACTTTAACAAACCATCTAATGTTTTCAATAGAAACATATTCGAAATACTAACCAATTACGATAACTTCACTGAAGTACATTACGGTGGAGGTTCGAGCGGTAAGTCTCACGGCGTTATACAAAAAGTTGTACTTAAAGCATTGCAAGACTGGAAATATCCTAGGCGTATACTATGGCTTAGAAAAGTCCAATCAACAATTAAAGATAGTTTATTCGAAGATGTCAAAGATTGTTTGATAAACTTCGGTATTTGGGACATGTGCCTTTGGAATAAGACTGATAACAAAGTTGAATTGCCAAACGGCGCAGTTTTTTTGTTTAAAGGATTAGATAACCCAGAGAAAATAAAGTCGATAAAAGGCATATCAGACATAGTCATGGAAGAAGCGTCTGAATTCACACTAAATGATTACACGCAATTAACGTTGCGTTTGAGGGAGCGTAAACACGTGAATAAGCAAATATTTTTGATGTTTAACCCAGTATCTAAACTGAATTGGGTTTATAAGTATTTCTTTGAACATGGTGAACCAATGGAAAATGTCATGATTAGACAATCTAGTTATCGAGATAATAAGTTTCTTGATGAAATGACACGACAAAACTTAGAGTTGTTAGCAAATCGTAATCCAGCATATTACAAAATTTATGCGTTAGGTGAATTTGCTACACTAGACAAATTGGTTTTCCCTAAGTATGAAAAACGTTTAATAAATAAAGATGAGTTAAGACATTTACCTTCTTATTTTGGATTGGACTTTGGCTACGTTAATGATCCTAGTGCTTTTATACATTCTAAAATAGATGTAAAGAAAAAGAAGTTATACATCATTGAAGAGTATGTTAAACAAGGTATGCTGAATGATGAAATAGCTAATGTCATAAAGCAACTTGGTTATGCTAAAGAAGAAATTACAGCAGATAGTGCAGAACAAAAAAGTATAGCTGAATTAAGGAATCTAGGGCTTAAAAGGATTTTACCAACCAAAAAAGGGAAGGGCTCGGTTGTACAAGGGTTACAATTCTTAATGCAATTTGAAATCATTGTTGATGAACGTTGTTTCAAGACTATTGAAGAGTTTGACAACTACACATGGCAAAAGGACAAAGATACAGGTGAATATACCAATGAACCAGTAGATACATACAATCATTGTATCGATTCGTTGCGTTATTCAGTGGAACGATTCTACAGACCGGTTAGAAAACGCACAAATGTCAGTTCGAAAGTTGACACAATAAAATCTCTAGGATTATAGGAGGGAACAAATGTTAAAGGCAAACGAATTTGAAACGGATACTGATTTACGAGAAAACAGAAATTACTTGTTTAACGATGAAGCTAATGTTGTTTACACATATGACGGGACAGAGTCTGATTTATTACAAAACATTAATGAAGTAAGTAAATACATTGAACATCACATGGATTACCAACGACCTAGATTAAAAGTGTTAAGTGATTATTACGAAGGTAAAACTAAGAATCTGGTTGAGTTAACACGACGCAAAGAAGAGTACATGGCAGATAACCGTGTAGCGCATGATTACGCATCTTATATTAGCGATTTTATTAACGGTTATTTCTTAGGTAATCCGATTCAATGTCAAGATGATGATAAAGATGTATTAGAAGCTATTGAGGCGTTCAATGATTTAAATGATGTTGAGTCACACAATAGATCTTTAGGATTAGATTTGTCAATTTATGGCAAAGCTTATGAGTTAATGATTAGAAACCAAGATGATGAAACGCGTTTATACAAGAGTGATGCAATGAGTACTTTTGTCATATACGACAATACAATTGAACGTAATAGTATCGCAGGAGTTAGATATTTAAGAACTAAACCAATAGACAAGACTGACGAAGATGAAGTGTTTACAGTTGATTTATTTACTTCTCACGGTGTTTATAGATATCTTACCAGTAGAACAAATGGATTGAAGCTCACACCACGTGAAAACGGTTTTGAATCACACTCTTTCGAACGTATGCCTATTACAGAATTTAGCAACAACGAAAGAAGAAAAGGGGATTATGAGAAAGTAATCACTTTAATTGATTTGTATGATAATGCTGAATCAGATACTGCTAACTATATGAGTGATTTAAATGACGCTATGTTACTTATTAAAGGTAATTTAAATTTAGATCCTGTAGAAGTTAGAAAACAAAAGGAAGCTAACGTGTTATTTTTAGAGCCAACCGTTTATGAGAATAGGGATACAGGTATCGAAACAGAAGGTTCAGTTGACGGCGGTTATATTTATAAACAATACGATGTACAAGGTACCGAAGCTTATAAAGACCGTTTGAACAGTGATATACACATGTTTACCAACACGCCTAACATGAAAGATGATAACTTTAGTGGCACTCAATCGGGCGAGGCAATGAAATACAAATTATTCGGATTAGAACAACGTACTAAAACTAAAGAAGGATTGTTCACTAAAGGGTTAAGACGTCGTGCTAAGTTGTTAGAGACAATACTTAAAAATACACGGTCGATTGACGCTAACAAAGATTTCAATACTGTTAGATACGTATACAACAGAAACTTACCTAAATCATTAATCGAAGAATTAAAAGCTTATATTGATTCTGGCGGGAAGATTAGTCAAACAACTTTAATGTCTCTATTCTCGTTCTTCCAAGACCCTGAATTGGAAGTCAAGAAAATAGAAGAAGATGAGAAAGAATCTATTAAAAAAGCTCAAAAAGGTATTTATAAAGACCCTAGAGACATCAATGATGACGAACAAGATGATGATACAAAAGATACTGTTGATAAAAAGGAATGATTGTAATTGCCTAACAAAAACACTCAAGAATATTGGGAAGAACGCGGACGCAAAGCAATCGAGAATGAGTTGAAGCGTGATAAAACTAAAGCTGAAGAAATAGAACGTATATTGAATATGATGATTAAGCGCATTGAAAAAGAAATCAATGCGTTTATTGTTAAGTACGGAGATTTTGCAGGCGTTACATTACAAGAAGCACAAAAGATTATTGATGAGTTCGATGTAAAAGCGTTTCAAGAAGAAGCAAAAAGATTGGTCGAAAACAAGGACTTTAGCGATAGAGCAAATGAAGAATTAAAGAAGTATAACACTAAGATGTATGTATCTAGAGAACAGATGTTAAAGATTCAAATAGAATTCTTAATTGCTTATGCAACAGCTCAAACAGAATTATCGATGAGGGAATATTTCGAATCAACAGCTTATCGTGTGTTCAGTGATCAAGCGGGTATTTTAGGTGAAGGTGTACAAGTAGCTAAAGAAGTTATAGATACAATCGTTGATACACAATTTCATGGTGTCGTTTGGTCAGAGCGATTATGGACTAATACTGAAGCGATGAAACAAGAAGTAGAAGAAATAATTGCTAATGTGGTTATTAGAGGTCGACATCCAAATGAATATGTTAAAGATATGCGCAAGCACCTAAACAAATTCGAAGGCACAGCAAGACAAAAGACTGCAGCAATTAAATCATTGCTTTATACGGAATCGGCACGTGTTCACGCACAATCAAGTATTGACAGCATGAAAGAAATTTCACCGGAAGGATATTATATGTATATTGCAAAAATTGATAGTAGAACAACTAAAGTATGCAAGGGGCTTAATGGAGAAATATTCAAAGTTAAAGACGCTAAAATTGGTGTTAATTTCTACCCTATGCATATCAATTGTCGTTCAGATTGTGCATTACTACCTAAATCTATGTGGCCGAAAAAACCAAACAAAAAACGACAAACAAAATACTTTGGAGGAAAAGTGAAAAGCGATGATTGATTTAAAAGTAAAAGTTTTTAAAGGCAAGTTAGCATTGTATGATAGTAAATTAAGTGTTTGGAGGATATTGGTATGAGCAATACTGACAAATACCTTAGAGACATAGCAAGAGAGTTAAAAGGTATACGTAAAGAGTTACAAAAGCGAAACGAAACAGTTATTATTGATGCAAACTTAGACAGCGTAAGGTCGGCAGTATTAGCCAATAAAGAAAAACCGAAATATAACGAACCACTCTTTTAATAGCTAGCACTTAATTGTGTTGGCTATTTTTTATGTCCAAAACGTGCTGATGACATAAAAAGCACGCATGGAAAAACAGTCGACAGACTATAAATGGAGGTATATCTCATGGAAGAAAATAAACTTAAGTTTAATTTGCAATTTTTTGCAGACCAATCAGATGATCCGGATGAACCAGGTGGAGATGGTAAAAAAAGAGATCCTGATAATAAAGAAAATGACGAAGGTACTGAAATAACTTTCACGCCAGAGCAACAAAAGAAAGTTGATGAAATACTTGAACGTCGTGTAGCCCACGAAAAGAAAAAAGCTGATGAGTATGCAAGAGAAAAAGCAGAAGAAGCTGCTAAAGAAGCTGCTAAATTAGCGAAAATGAACAAGGATCAAAAAGATGAATATGAACGCGAGCAAATGGAAAAAGAGCTGGAGCAATTACGCTCAGAAAAACAATTAAATGAAATGCGTTCAGAAGCAAGGAAAATGTTAAGCGAAGCGGAAGTTGATTCATCAGATGAGGTTGTTAATTTAGTTGTAACAGATACTGCTGAACAAACTAAATTGAATGTTGAAGCTTTTTCTAATGCAGTAAAAAAAGCGGTTAATGAAGCGGTTAAGATTAACGCTAGACAATCGCCATTGACTGGTGGAGATTCATTTAATCACTCGACTAAAAATAAACCGCAAAACTTAGCTGAAATAGCTAGACAAAAAAGAATTATTAAAAATTAACGGAGGCATTTAAATGGAACAAACACAAAAATTAAAATTAAATTTGCAACATTTTGCGAGTAACAATGTTAAACCGCAAGTATTTAACCCTGATAATGTAATGATGCACGAAAAGAAAGATGGCACGTTGATGAATGAATTCACAACGCCCATCTTACAAGAGGTTATGGAAAACTCTAAAATTATGCAATTAGGTAAGTACGAACCAATGGAAGGTACTGAGAAGAAGTTTACTTTTTGGGCTGATAAACCAGGTGCTTACTGGGTAGGTGAAGGTCAAAAAATCGAAACATCTAAAGCTACATGGGTTAATGCTACTATGAGAGCGTTTAAATTAGGGGTTATCTTACCTGTAACAAAAGAGTTTTTGAATTACACTTATTCACAATTCTTTGAAGAAATGAAGCCTATGATTGCTGAAGCATTCTATAAAAAGTTTGATGAAGCGGGTATTTTGAATCAAGGTAACAATCCATTCGGTAAATCAATTGCACAATCAATTGAAAAAACTAATAAGGTTATTAAAGGTGACTTCACACAAGATAACATTATTGATTTAGAGGCATTACTTGAAGATGACGAATTAGAAGCAAATGCGTTTATCTCAAAAACACAAAACAGAAGCTTGTTACGTAAAATTGTAGATCCTGAAACGAAAGAACGTATTTATGACCGTAACAGTGATACGTTAGATGGTCTACCTGTGGTTAACCTTAAATCAAGCAACTTAAAACGTGGTGAGTTAATCACTGGTGATTTCGATAAGTTGATTTACGGTATCCCTCAATTAATTGAATACAAAATCGATGAAACTGCACAATTATCTACAGTCAAAAATGAAGATGGAACACCTGTAAACTTGTTTGAACAAGACATGGTGGCATTACGTGCAACTATGCATGTAGCATTGCATATCGCTGATGATAAAGCGTTTGCTAAGTTAGTTCCTGCTGATGCAAAACCATCTTCAAATCCAGGAGAAGTTTAATAAATAATTAGGAGTGGTAACATGCCCGAAATCATTGGAATTGTTAAAGTAGATTTTACAGATTTAGAAGATAACAGACATGTCTATATGAAAGGGCATGTCTACCCTCGCAAAGGTTATGATCCTACAGATGAACGTATCAAAGCTTTAGCTAGTGTTGAAAATAAACGCAACGAACAAATGATTTACATTGTAAATGACAAATTAACCAAAAAAGAACTTGTCGAAATAGCAAGTGTTGCTGGCTTACAAGTTGATGAAAAACAAACAAAAGCTGAAATTATCAACACTTTTGAGTCGCTAGAGTAGGTGGTTATATGACTACGCTAGCTGATGTAAAAAAACGTATTGGCCTTAAAGATGAAAAGCAAGATGAACAATTAGAGGAAATTATAAAAAGTTGTGAAAGCCAGTTGTTATCAATGTTACCTATTGAAGTTGAACAAATACCGGAAAGGTTTAGTTACATGATTAAAGAAGTTGCAGTTAAACGCTACAACAGGATTGGTGCTGAAGGTATGACATCAGAAGCGGTTGACGGACGTAGCAATGCGTATGAATTGAACGATTTCAAGGAGTATGAAGCTATTATTGATAATTACTTTAATGCTAGAACGAGAACTAAAAAAGGAAGGGCTGTGTTCTTTTGAGATATGAAGATAGAGTTATTTTTCAATTAGAACAAGTAGCAACTTACAATCCTAAAACTAGCAAAAAAGAAAACACACTAATCACTTATGATGCGATACCATGCAATATTAACCCCATTTCTAGAGCAAGAAAGCAACTTGAATTTGGTGATGTAAAAAACGATGTAAGTGTTCTGAGGATAAAAGAATCAATATCTTACCCTGTTAGCCACGTGTTGGTTAATGGCATTCGCTACAAGATAGTTGATACAAGGATATACAGACACGAAACGTCATATTATATCGAAGAGGTCAATTGATGAATATAGATGGATTAGACGCACTGTTAAACCAATTTCACGATATGAAAACCAACATTGATGATGATGTTGATGATATTTTACAGGAAAACGCCAAAGAATATGTAGTACGAGCTAAATTGAAAGCTAGAGAAGTAATGAATAAGGGTTATTGGACTGGTAATTTATCACGCAATATCAGATATAAAAAAACTGGCGATTTGCAATACACTATCACATCGCATGCAGCTTATAGTGGTTTCTTAGAGTTTGGTACTCGATACATGGAGGCAGAACCTTTTATGTGGCCAGTATATGAGGTAATAAGAAAATCAACTGTAGAAGAATTGAAAGCGTTGTTTGAATAGGAGATAAAAGCATGACACCGAACTTACAACTTTATAATAAAGCGTATGAAATGCTACAAGGATATGGATTCCCTGTTATTTCTCGTAAAGAGATGCAACAAGAGATTCCGTATCCTTTTTTTGTAATAAAAATGCCGGAGTCAAACAGAAGTAAATACACGTTTGATAGTTATTCTGGTGACACGAATTTAGTTATTGATATTTGGAGTGTAAGTGATGATTTAGGACATCATGACGGACTTGTTAAAAGATGTATTGATGATTTAACACCTAGCGTTAAAACAAACGATTATGACTTTGAAGAAGATGATACTAACATCACACAGTTAGTTGATGATACTACCAATCAAGAATTGATACACACATCAGTAACGATATCTTACAAAACATTTTAAAAAACGGAGGAATATTGAATGGCAAATATGAAAAATAGTAATGATCGTATTATTTTATTTAGAAAAGCTGGCGAAAAAGTAGATGCTACTAAAATGCTTTTTTTAACTGAATACGGCTTATCACATGAAGCTGATACAGATACAGAGGATACAATGGACGGTTCTTATAACACTGGTGGTTCTGTTGAGTCAACAATGTCTGGTACTGCTAAAATGTTTTATGGTGACGATTTTGCAGATGAAATTGAAGATGCAGTTGTAGATCGCGTATTGTATGAGGCTTGGGAAGTTGAAAGTAGAATACCAGGCAAAAATGGAGATGCCACTAAATTTAAAGCGAAATATTTCCAAGGTTTCCACAATAAATTTGAATTAAAAGCAGAAGCTAACGGTATTGATGAATATGAATATGAATATGGAGTGAATGGTCGTTTCCAACGTGGATTTGCAACACTACCTGAGGCTGTAACAAAGAAACTTAAGGCGACTGGATACAGATTCCATGACACTACAAAAGCAGATGCGTTAACTGGCGAAGATTTAACAGCAATTCCACAACCTAAGGTAGATTCATCAACGGTTACACCAGGAGAGGTATAAAAATAGGGCGTTAAGCCCTATTTATTTTGTTTAAATTAATCATGAATGGAGATTTTAAGTTATGAATGTAGAAATTAACGGAAAGTCATTAGAATTAAGTTTTGGTTTTAAATTTTTAAGAGAAATCGATAACCGATTAGGTTTAAAAGTTGAACAAGCTTCTATCGGTCAAGGTGTATCAATGTTGCCTGTAGGTTTAGAAAGTGGAAATCCGGTTGTGATTGGCGAAGTTTTAATCGCAGCTACATCTCACTTAAAAAAACAAGCAATTACTATTAATAACATTGATGAAGCATTAGATGAAATCGCAGAAAATATCGGACTAGAAGAATTCGGTTCGGATATTTTAACGGAGTTGGGAAAGCGACCTATGACCCGAAACCTAGTCGAAGTAGTGGAAGCGGAAGAGAAACCAGCGGAAGCGTAATAACTTACGACAGAATCGTTATAACTTGTATGTCAACACTTGGTATTACAGATTTGAACGTTATTGAGCAAATGACATTAACAGAATATAACTATCGAATGTATGCGAAAGAGTATGAAATGCTAACCCAAGAATTCGAACGTTACAAACTTGCGTTTGCTATTCGTGATGCTGCAGCTACTAAAAATGTTGGGACAGAAAATAAACCTAAAGAGGAATATGTTTTTAACAATGCAAACGACGTATTGCCTTATGAAGAAAATATCCAACGGCTTAACGAAGGTAAAGATATAAGATTTAGCAGCGAACGTGATGAATACGAACCACAAAATAATGAATTCTTTAAAGTTATAGCAGAATTTAATAAGCAATAGAAAGAGAGGTGTTAATGTGACGGAATATAAAATTAAAGCGACTATTGAAGCTAGTGTAGCCAAATTCAAAAGGCAAATTGATAGTGCGGTTAAGTCTGTGCAAAGATTTAAACGAGTAGCAGATCAAACTAAAGATGTTGAATTAAACGCTAACGATAAAAAATTACAAAAAACTATCAAGGTTGCTAAAAAGTCTTTAGATGCCTTTAGCAACAAAAATGTAAAAGCTAAATTAGATGCTAGTATACAAGACTTACAACAAAAGATATTAGAATCAAATTTTGAACTAGACAAACTTAACTCCAAAGAAGCTAGCCCTGAGGTTAAACTACAAAAACAAAAGTTAACTAAAGATATCGCTGAAGCAGAAGTTAAGTTATCCGAACTAGAAAAGAAGCGTATCAGTATTGACGTCAATGCAGATAACAGTAAATTCAATCGAGTGTTAAAAGTATCTAAAGCTAGTCTTGAAGCATTAAATAGGTCTAAAGCCAAAGCTATTATAGACGTGGACAATGGTGTTGCTAACTCTAAAATAAAACGCACTAAAGAAGAGCTTAAAAGTATTCCAAACAAAACTAGATCTCGACTAGATGTAGATACAGGGCTTTCTATACCAACTATTTATGCGTTTAAAAAATCATTAGACGCATTGCCGAACAAAAAAACAACAAAGGTAGATGTCGATACTAATGGTTTAAAGAAAGCTTATGCCTACATAATAAAAGCAAACGACAATTTCCAAAGACAGATGGGGAATTTAGCTAATATGTTCCGTGTGTTCGGTACTGTAGGTTCTAATATGGTTGGTGGATTACTAACTTCATCTTTTAGTATCTTAATACCTGTAATAGCGAGCGTAGTACCTGTAGTATTTGCGCTATTAAACGCTATCAAAGTGTTAACTGGCGGTGTACTTGCTTTAGGTGGTGCGGTAGCAATAGCCGGCGCTGGCTTTGTAGCATTTGGCGCAATGGCTATCAGCGCTATAAAGATGCTTAATGATGGCACTTTACAAGCTAGCTCAGCAACAAACGAATACAAAAAAGCGTTAGATGGCGTAAAGTCAGCATGGACTGATATTATAAAGCAAAATCAATCCGCTATCTTCACAACTCTTGCAAATGGTTTAAATACTGTTAAAACTGCAATGCAGAGCTTACAACCATTTTTTAGTGGTATTTCAAGAGGAATGGAAGAAGCGTCTCAAAGCGTGCTTAAATGGGCTGAAAATAGCAGTGTAGCATCAAGGTTCTTCAACATGATGAATACAACTGGTGTTTCGGTATTTAACAAGCTATTAAGTGCTGCAGGCGGTTTCGGTGATGGATTAGTCAATGTATTCACACAATTAGCACCACTGTTTCAATGGTCGGCTGATTGGTTGGATAGATTAGGTCAATCTTTCTCTAACTGGGCTAATAGTGCAGCTGGAGAAAATTCGATAACTCGTTTTATTGAATACACAAAAACAAACTTACCTATCATTGGTAATATTTTTAAAAATGTTTTCGTTGGAATTAACAATTTGATGAATGCATTCAGTGGATCATCAACTGGCATATTCCAATCTCTTGAACAAATGACGGCTAAGTTTAGAGAATGGTCTGAACAAGTCGGTCAATCTCAAGGTTTTAAAGACTTTGTCAGTTATATACAAACAAATGGACCACTAATAATGCAATTAATTGGGAACATTGCAAGAGGATTAGTTGCATTCGCAACAGCGATGGCTCCTATAGCTAGTGCAGTATTACGCGTTGCAGTAGCAATAACTGGTTGGATAGCTAACTTGTTTGAGGCGCATCCAGCTACAGCACAATTAGTTGGTGTCATTATAACTTTAGTTGGTGCATTTAGATTTTTAATTGCTCCAATATTAGCGGTAATGGACTTTTTAGGACCATTAGCAGCAAGATTAGTTGCATTAGTAACTAAGTTTGGTTGGGCTAAAACAGGAACTTTAGTATTAAGTAAGGCAATGACATCATTAAAAGGTCCAATAAAATTAGTTACAGCTATATTCCAATTGTTATTCGGTAAGATTGGATTAATTAGAAATGCTATCACAGGACTAGTAACTGTGTTTGGTATTTTAGGTGGTCCAATAACAATAGTTATTGGTGTAATCGCTGCATTAATAGCTATATTCGTTTTATTGTGGAATAAAAATGAAGGATTCAGAAACTTTATTATAAATGCTTGGAATGCGATAAAAACATTTATGGTTACAGTTTGGAATGTGTTGAAAACTGTAGCTTCGGTTGTATGGAATGCTATTTTAAAAGCTATCACTACAGCGGTATCAAATGTATACAATTTTATAATGATTATTTGGAATCAAATAGTCGCTTATTTACAAGGGTTATGGAATGGAATTATCGCTATTGCAACAACAGTATGGAACCTTTTAGTTACAATCATTACAACTGTTTTCACGACGATAATGACAATAGTTATGACGATATGGACAGCTATTTGGACATTCTTAAGTACAATCTGGAACACGATAATTACAATCGCTACTACGATTTGGAATTTGTTAGTCACTGTAATAACTACTGTGTTTACAACAATCATGACTATCGCAATGACTATTTGGAACGCTATTTGGACGTTCTTACAAACGTTGTGGAACACAATAGTGAGTGTAGCAACGGCAGTTTGGAACGCTATCACTACAGCTATATCTACTGCGTTACAAGCGGCATGGAGTTTTATTTCAAATATCTGGAATACAATTTGGAGTTTCTTATCTGGTATTTTAACAACTATTTGGAACAAAGTAGTAAGTATATTCACACAAGTTGTATCAACTATATCAGACAAAATGTCTCAAGCTTGGAACTTCATTGTCACTAAAGGTATGCAATGGGTATCTACTATAACAAGTACGCTAATTAACTTTGTTAATAGAGTTATTCAAGGATTCGTTAACGTTGTAAATAAAGTTAGTGAAGGTATGACAAATGCGGTGAATAAAGTTAAAAGCTTTGTGGATGACTTTGTATCGGCAGGTGCTGATATGATTCGTGGTTTGATGAGAGGTATTGGTAATATGGCTAGAGACTTAGCTGAAAAAGCAGCTAGTGTAGCAAAAGGTGCTTTAAATGCAGCCAAAAGAGCGCTAGGTATTCACTCGCCTTCACGTGAATTCATGGATGTTGGTATGTATTCAATGCTAGGTTTCGTTAAAGGTATAGATAATCATTCAAGTAAAGTTATTCGTAACGTTTCTAATGTTGCTGATAAAGTAGTTGATGCATTTCAACCTACGTTAAATGCACCTGACATTTCTAGTATTACTGGTAACTTAAGCAATCTTGTTGGCAATATCAACGCACAAGTCCAACACACACATTCAATTGAAACATCGCCAAACATGAAAACTGTAAAAGTTGAACTTGATATTAATAACGACGCACTTACTAGTATTGTTAACGGCAGAAATGCTAAACGCAATTCTGAGTATTACTTATAAAGGAGGTTACAAATGGACATAGAATTAACTAAAAAAGATGGCACTGTAATCAGGTTAAGTGAATACGGGTTTATCGTTAACGATATAGTAATTGATAGCATGCAAATCAACACAAAGTATCAAGATAAAGAAAACATGAACGGTCGCATACTAATGGGGAGCAATTATATCAGTAGAGATATAGTTGTTCCGTGTTTTTGTAAAGTAAAAAATCGTTCAGACATTGCTTATATGCGAGATATGTTGTATTCGTTAACGACAGACATAGAACCAATGTATTTACGAGAAATCAGAAGAAAAGAAGAGTTGAATTACAGGTTTACACAACCTACTTCTGATGATTACGTGAAATTAGATAAAAACAACTTCCCGGATTATGAATATTCAAGACACGATCAACAAATTTATGTAAATGGTAAGCAGTATAAAGTTATTTTTAACGGAGTTATAAACCCTAAACAAAAAGGTAATAAAGTTTCTTTTGAACTAAAATTCGAAACTACAGAACTACCATACGGCGAAAGTATTGGCACAAGCCTAGAGCTAGAAGAAAACAAAAAGGTTGGATTGTGGTCGTTTGATTTTAATATCGATTGGCATGCAGGCGGAGATAAGCGCCAGTATACGTTTGAAAACGTAAGTAAAGATACAGTTTACTATCATGGTACTGCACCGAATGACCAATTCAACATGTATAAAAAGATAACAATTATTTTAGGCGAAGATACAGAATCATTTGTATGGAACTTAACGCATGCTGAAATAATGAAAATCGAAGGAATCAAACTAAAAGCTGGAGACAAAATTGTTTATGATAGCTTCCGAGTTTATAAAAACGGTGTTGAAATAAGTACCGAAACGAATATAGCTCAACCAAAATTTAAATACGGAGCTAATAAATTTGAGTTTAATCAAACGGTACAAAAAGTTCAGTTTGATTTGAAATTTTATTATAAGTAGGTGTCAGAATGACAATAACTATTAAACCACCTAAAGGTAATGGCGTACCTGTACCAGTAGAAACAACTTTAGTGAAAAAAGTTAATGCTGACGGTGTATTAACTTTTGATATTCTCGAAAACAAATACACTTATGAAGTTATTAACGCTATAGGGAAAAGATGGATTGTTAGTCATGTCGAAGGTGAAAATGACAAGAAAGAATATGTAATAACTGTCATTGATAGGAAATCAGAAGGCGACAGACAACTGGTTGAATGTACTGCTAGAGAGATTCCCATAGACAAGTTAATGATTGACAGGATTTATGTTAATGTAACAGGTTCTTTTACAGTAGAAAGGTATTTTAACATTGTATTTCAAGGTACTGGAATGCTTTTTGAAGTCGAGGGCAAAGTTAAGTCTTCAAAGTTTGAAAACGGCGGTGAAGGTGACACAAGGTTAGAAATGTTTAAAAAAGGTTTAGAACATTTTGGATTAGAATATAAGATCACATATGACAAAAAGAAAGACAGATATAAGTTTGTATTGACGCCTTTTGCAAATCAAAAAGCGTCTTATTTTATTTCTGACGAAGTCAACGCCAACGCTATAAAACTCGAGGAAGATGCAAGTAATTTCGCAACTTTTATCAGAGGATATGGTAATTATTCAGGAGAAGAAACATTCGAACACGCTGGGCTCGTAATGGAAGCTAGAAGTGCATTAGCTGAAATATACGGTGATATACACGCAGAACCTTTTAAAGACGGCAAAGTTACTGACCAAGAAACTATGGATAAAGAATTACAATCAAGATTAAAAAAGTCTTTAAAACAATCTTTGTCTTTGGACTTTTTGGTGTTAAGAGAAGCTTATCCTGAAGCAGACCCACAACCTGGGGATATAGTTCAAATAAAATCTACTGTTTTAGGACTTAACGACCTAGTGCGTATAGTAGAAATTAAAACGATTAGGGATATAAACAATGTAATTGTGAAGCAAGATGTAACGCTTGGTGAGTTTAATAGAGAACAACGATATATGAAAAAAGTTAATACTGCAGCTAATTATGTTTCTGGATTGAATGACGTTAACCTTTCCAACCCTAGTAAAGCGGCAGAAAACTTAAAATCTAAAGTTGCATCGATAGCTAAATCCACACTTGATTTAATGAGTAAAACAGATTTGATTGAAGATAAGCAAAAGAAAGTGAGTTCTAAAACTGTAACCACATCTGACGGAACTATCGTTCATGATTTTGTAGATAAATCAAATATTAAAGATATAAAAACAATTGGAACAATTGGCGATTCTGTAGCTAGAGGATCACATGCGAAAACAAATTTCACCGAAATGTTAGGTAAAAAGTTAAAAGCTAAAACAACGAACCTTGCAAGGGGTGGTGCTACGATGGCTACCGTGCCAATTGGTACAGACAAAACAGAAAACAGTATATATCGTCAGGCAGAACAAATAAGAGGTGATTTAATCATAGTTCAAGGTACTGATGACGACTGGCTTCACGGTTATTGGCAAGGAGTACCGATTGGAGATAGCAAAATAGATTTAAAAACCTTTTATGGCGCTTTCTGTAGTGCTATTAACGTTATAAAAGAAAATAACCCACAAGCTAAAATATTAGTTATGACGGCTACAAGACAATGTCCTATGGATGGCACTAAAATACGCCGTAAAGACACGGATAAAAATAAATTAGGGTTAACACTTGAAGACTATGTAAATGCTCAAGTTTTGGCTTGCAGTGAATTAGACGTGCCTGTATATGATGCATATCATACAGACTATTTCAAACCTTATAATCCTGCATTTAGAAAATCCAGCATGCCTGACGGGTTACATCCGAATGAACGAGGCCATGAAGTTATTATGTATGAACTTATTAAAAATTATTATCAGTTTTATGGATAATAAAGGAGGAAAACATGAGTAATAAACTAATTACAGATTTAAGCAGAGTTTTCGATTACAGGTATGTGGATGAGAACGAATATAATTTCAAACTCATTTCAGATATGCTTACTGACTTAAATTTCTCTCTTGAATACCATAGAAACAAAGAAGTATTTGCACATGACGGAGAGCAAATTAAGTATGAACACTTACAAGTTACTAGTAGTGTCTCTGACTTTTTAACATATCTAAATGGCCGTTTTAGCAATATGATTCTAGGTCATAACGGCGACGGTATTAATGAAGTAACAGATGCACGTGTTGATAATACTGGTTATGGTCACAAAACTTTACAAGATCGTTTGTATCATGATTATTCAACACTAGATGCTTTCACTAAAAAAGTCGAGAAAGCTGTAGATGAACACTACAAAGAATATCGAGCAACTGAATATCGATTCGAACCGAAAGAGCAAGAACCAGAATTTATCACTGACTTATCGCCATACACTAACGCAGTAATGCAATCATTTTGGGTAGACCCTAAAACAAAAATTATTTATATGACACAAGCGCGTCCAGGCAATCATTACATGTTATCTAGATTGAAGCCCAACGGACAATTTATTGATAGATTGCTTGTTAAAAATGGCGGTCACGGTACACACAATGCGTATAGATACATTAATGGAGAATTATGGATTTATTCAGCTGTATTGGACAGTAACAAAAACAACAAGTTTGTACGTTTCCAATATAGAACTGGAGAGATAACGTACGGCAATGAAATGCAAGACGTCATGCCAAATATATTTAATGATAGATATACGTCAGCAATTTATAATCCAGCAGAAAACTTAATGATTTTTAGACGTGAATATAAAGCTTCTGAACAACAAGCTAAGAATTCATTGAATTTCATTGAAGTTAGAAGTGCTGACGATATCGACAAAGGTATAGACAAAATTTTGTATCAAATGGATATACCAATGGAATATTCTTCATTAACGCAACCTATGCAAGGTATTGCGTATGATGCAGGTGTCTTGTATTGGTACACGGGTGATTCGAATACGGCTAATCCTAATTACTTACAAGGATTCGACGTCAAAACAAAGGAATTATTGTTTAAACGTCGTATCGATATAGGCGGTGTGAATAATAACTTTAAAGGAGACTTCCAAGAAGCTGAGGGTCTCGACATGTATTACGATCTAGAAACAGGACGCAAAGCGCTTTTAATTGGGGTAACTATTGGACCAGGTAACAACAGACATCACTCAATTTATTCTATCGGTCAAAGAGGTGTAAACCAATTCTTAAAAAACATCGCACCTCAAGTATCAATGACTGATTCAGGTGGACGTGTTAAACCGTTACCAGTGCAAAACCCAGCATATTTAAGTGATGTTACTGAGGTTGGTAACTATTACTTATACTCTCAAGATACGCAAAATGCGCTAGACTTTCCATTACCTAAAGAATTTAGGGATGCAGGTTGGTTCTTTGATGTATTACCTGGACATTATAACGGTGCGGTAAGACAAGTACTCACTAGAAATAGCACAGGTAGAAATATGCTCAAATTTGAGCGTGTTATCGACATCTTTAACAAGAAAAACAACGGCTCATGGAACTTTAACCCGCAGAGTGCTGGATATTGGGAACATATTCCGAAAAGTATTACTAAGCTATCTGATTTAAAAATCGTTGGCCTAGACTTCTATATCACTACTGAAGAATCAAAACGATTTACTGATTTTCCTAAAGACTTTAAAGGTATTGCAGGTTGGGTGTTAGAGGTGAAATCAAATACACCAGGCAACACAACACAAGTATTAAGACGTAATAACTTTGCATCTGCACATCAATTTTTAGTTAGAAACTTTGGAACTGGTGGCAATAGCGGTTGGAGCATTATAAAAGGCGAGGAGGTTAAGTAATGGTAGTAGATAATTTTTCGAAAGACGATAACTTAATCGAGTTACAAACAACATCACAATATAATCCAATTATTGACACAAACATCAGTTTCTATGAATCAGATAGAGGGACTGGTGTTTTAAATTTTGCAGTAACTAAGAATAACAGACCGTTATCTATAAGTTCTGAACATGTCAAAACATCTATCGTGTTAAAAACCGATGATTATAACGTAGATAGAGGCGCTTATATTTCAGACGAATTAACGATAGTAGATGCAATTGATGGGCGTTTGCAGTATGTGATACCGAATGAATTTTTAAAACATTCGGGTAAGGTGCATGCTCAAGCATTCTTTACACAAAATGGGAGTAATAATGTTGTTGTTGAACGTCAATTTAGCTTCAATATCGAAAATGATTTAGTTAGTGGGTTTGATGGTATAACAAAGCTTGTTTATATCAAATCTATTCAAGATACTATCGAAGCTGTCGGTAAAGACTTTAACCAATTAAAGCAAAATATGGCTGATACACAAACGTTAATAGCAAAAGTGAATGATAGTGCGACAAAAGGCATTCAACAAATCGAAATCAAGCAAAACGAAGCTATACAAGCTATTACTGCGACGCAAACTAGTGCAACACAAGCTGTTACAGCTGAATTCAGTAAAATAGTTGAAAAGGAGCAAGCGATATTTGCGCGTGTCAATGAAGTTGAGAAACAAATCAATGGTGCTGACCTTGTCAAAGGTAACACAACGACAAATTGGCAAAAATCAAAAATTACTGATGATTATGGTAAAGCAATTGAATCGTCTGAACAGTCCATAGATAGCGTTTTAAGCGCAATTAATACATCTAGGATTATTCATATCACTAGCGCGACAGATGCGCCCTCGTTTAAAGATATAGGCACTTTAGAGACGCCTAAAGAAGATGGCGTTGATGATGGTTCTGAAGTTTCAGCAACTACGAATACTTTAGGGAAATCAGGCTTGTTAGTTGTCTATGTTGTTGATGATAGTACGGCACGTGCAACATGGTATCCAGACGATTCAAATGATGAGTACACAACATATAAAATCGGTGGCACATGGTATCAGTTCTATAAAAAAGTTGACGAAGAATTAACGAAGAAATTTGTTAAAGAAACATCTAACAATGCTTTAAATCAAGCTAAGCAGTATGTAGATGATAAATTCGGAACAACGAGTTGGCAACAACATAAGATGACAGAGGCGAACGGTCAATCAATACAAGTTAACTTAAATAATGCGCAAGGCGATTTGGGATATTTAACTGCTGGTAATTACTATGCAACAAGAGTGCCGGATTTACCAGGTAGCGTTGAAAGTTATGAGGGTTATTTATCGGTATTCGTTAAAGATGATACAAACAAGCTATTTAACTTCACACCTTATAACTCTAAAAAGATTTACACACGATCAATCACAAACGGCAGACTTGAGCAACAGTGGACAGTTCCTAATGAACATAAATCAACGGTATTGTTCGACGGTGGCGCAAATGGTGTAGGTACAACAATCAATCTAACTGAACCGTACACAAACTATTCTATTTTGTTGGTAAGTGGAACTTATCCAGGTGGCGTTATTGAGGGATTCGGACTTACCGCATTACCTAACGCGATTCAATTGAGTAAAGCGAATGTAGTTGACTCAGACGGCAACGGTGGCGGTATTTATGAGTGCTTACTATCCAAAACAAGTAGCACTACTTTAAGAATAGATAACGATGTGTACTTTGATTTAGGTAAAACATCAGGTTCTGGAGCGAATGCCAACAAAGTTACTATAACTAAAATTATGGGGTGGAAATAATGAAAATCACAGTAAACGATAAAAACGAAGTTATCGGATTCGTTAATACTGGCGGTTTACGCAATAGTTTAGATGTAGATGATAACAATGTGCCTATTAAATTTAAAGAAGAGTTCGAACCTAGAAAGTTTGTTTTCACTAACGGCGAAATTAAATACAATAGCAATTTCGAAAAAGAAGACGTACCGAATGCATCAAACCAACAAAGTGCGTCAGATTTAAGTGATGAGGAACTTCGCGGAATGGTTGCGAGTATGCAAATGCAGGTGGCACAAGTAAACGTATTAACAATGGAATTAGCTCAACAAAACGCTATGTTAACACAACAGTTGACTGAACTGAAAACTAACAAAACAAGTACTGAGGGGGACGTTTAAATAATGAAGATGATTTATCCAACTTTTAAAGACATTAAAACTTTTTATGTTTGGGGTTACTATAAAAACGAGCAAATTAAGTGGTACGTAGACAAGGGTTTAATCGATAAAGAAGAATACGCTTTAATCACTGGAGAAAAATATCCAGAAACAAAAGATGAAAAGTCACAGGTGTAATGCTTGTGGCTTTTTAATTTGAATAAAGTGGGTGGCATAATGTTTGGATTTACCAAACGACATGAACAAGATTGGCGTTTAACGCGATTAGAAGAAAATGATAAGACTATGTTTGAAAAATTCGACAGAATAGAAGATAGTCTTAGAGCGCAAGAAAAGATTTATGACAAATTAGATAGAAATTTTGAAGAATTAAAGCGAGACAAGGTAGAAGATGAAAAGAATAAAGAAAAGAATGCCAAGAATATTAGAGACATAAAAATGTGGATTCTAGGTTTGATAGGGACTATCTTCAGTACGATTGTCATAGCTTTACTAAGAACTATTTTTGGTATTTAAAGGAGGTGATTACCATGCTTAAAGGGATTTTAGGATATAGCTTCTGGGCGTGCTTCTGGTTTGGTAAATGTAAATAACAGTTAAGAGTCAGTGCTTCGGCACTGGCTTTTTATTTTGATTGAAATGAGGTGCATACATGGGATTACCTAATCCGAAAAATAGAAAGCCCACAGCTAGTGAAGTGGTTGAATGGGCGTTATATATCGCTAAAAACAAAATAGCTATTGATGTACCTGGTTCTGGAATGGGAGCACAATGCTGGGATTTACCTAATTATTTACTCGATAAATATTGGGGGTTTAGAACATGGGGAAATGCTGATGCTATGGCTCAGAAATCTAATTATAGAGGTAGAGATTTCAAGATAATTAGAAATACAAAAGATTTTGTACCACAACCAGGCGACTGGGGTGTTTGGACTGGTGGTTGGGCAGGACATGTAAACATTGTAGTGGGACCATGCACAAAAGACTATTGGTATGGTGTGGATCAAAACTGGTATACAAATAATGCAACAGGAAGTCCGCCGTATAAAATCAAACACTCTTATCATGATGGACCAGGTGGAGGAGTTAAATATTTTGTTAGACCACCATATCATCCGGAGAAATCTACGCCGGCACCTAAACCCGAAGACGACAGTGATAATAACGAAAAAAATAATAAAAAAGTTCCGATTTGGAAAGATGTAACAACTATAAAGTACACAATTTCTAGTCAAGAAGTTAATTATCCAGAATATATTTATCATTTTATAGTAGAGGGTAATCGACGACTCGAAAAACCTAAAGGAATAATGATTAGAAATGCTCAAACAATGAGTTCAGTAGAAAATTTATATAACAGTAGGAAGAAATACAAACAAGATGTGGAATATCCCCACTTTTATGTAGATAGACATAATATTTGGGCTCCTAGAAGAGCGGTATTTGAGGTTCCTAATGAACCTGATTATATAGTTATAGACGTATGTGAAGATTATAGTGCGAGTAAAAACGAATTTATTTTCAATGAAATTCACGCAATGGTTGTAGCTGTAGATATGATGATCAAATATGAGATACCTCTAAGTATTGAAAATTTAAAAGTAGACGACAGCATTTGGCGTTCTATGTTGGAACATGTTAATTGGAATATGATTGACAACGGTGTTCCCCCTAAAGATAAATACGAAGCATTAGAAAAGGCATTATTTAATATATTTAAAAACAGAGAAAAATTATTAAATTCTATAACTAAACCAACAGTAACAAAATCTAGAATAAAAGTTATGGTAGATAATAAAAACGCTGATATAGCGAATGTAAGAGACTCATCACCAACAGCTAACAATGGCTCGGCATCTAAACAACCGCAGATTATAACTGAAACGAGCCCTTATACATTCAAACAAGCACTGGATAAACAAATGGCAAGAGGTAACCCGAAAAAATCTAATGCTTGGGGCTGGGCTAACGCTACACGAGCTCAAACGGGCTCGGCAATGAATGTTAAACGAATATGGGAAAGTAACACGCAGTGCTACCAAATGCTTAATTTAGGCAAGTATCAAGGTGTTTCAGTTAGTTCACTTAATAAGATACTTAAAGGTAAGGGGACATTGAATAATCAAGGTAAAGCGTTCGCAGAAGCTTGTAAAAAGCACAACATTAATGAAATTTATTTAATCGCGCATGCTTTCTTAGAAAGTGGATATGGAACAAGTAACTTCGCTAACGGAAAAGATGGAGTATACAACTACTTCGGCATTGGCGCTTACGACAACAATCCTAACTACGCAATGACGTTTGCAAGGAATAAAGGTTGGACAACTCCAGCAAAAGCAATCATGGGCGGTGCTAGCTTCGTAAGAAAGGATTACATCAACAAAGGGCAGAATACACTGTACCGAATTAGATGGAATCCTAAAAATCCAGCTACACATCAATATGCTACTGCTATAGAGTGGTGCCAACATCAAGCAAGTACAATCGCTAAGCTATATAAAAAAATCGGCTTAAAAGGTATCTACTTTATAAGAGATAAATATAAATAAAGAGGTGTATAAATGTACAAAATAAAAGATGTTGAAACGAGAATAAAAAATGATGGTGTTGACTTAGGTGACATTGGCTGTCGATTTTACACTGAAGATGAAAATACAGCATCTATAAGAATAGGTATCAATGACAAACAAGGTCGTATCGATCTAAAAGCACATGGCTTAACACCTAGATTACATTTGTTTATGGAAGATGGCTCTATATTCAAAAATGAGCCCCTTATTATCGATGATGTTGTAAAAGGATTCATTACCTACAAGATACCTAAAAAGGTTATCAAACACGCTGGTTATGTTCGCTGTAAGCTGTTTTTAGAGAAAGAAGAAGAAAAAATACATGTCGCGAACTTTTCTTTCAATATCGTTGATAGTGGTATTGAATCTGCTGTAGCAAAAGAAATCGATGTTAAATTGGTAGATGATGCTATTACGAGAATCTTAAAAGATAACGCGACAGATTTATTGAACAAAGACTTTAAAGAGAAAATAGATAAAGATGTCATTTCTTACATCGAAAAGAATGAAAGTAGATTTAAAGGTGCGAAAGGTGATAAAGGCGAACCGGGACAACCTGGTGCAAAAGGTGAAGCAGGTAAAAAAGGAGAACAAGGCGCACCCGGTAAAAACGGTACTGTAGTATCAATCAATCCTGACACTAAAATGTGGCAAATTGACGGTAAAGATACAGATATCAAAGCAGAACCTGAGTTATTGGATAAAATCAATATCGCAAATGTTGAAGGGTTAGAAGATAAATTGCAAGAAGTTAAAAAAATCCAAGATACAACTCTCAACGACTCTAAAACGTATACGGATTCAAAAATTGCTGAACTAGTTGATAGCGCGCCTGAATCTATGAACACATTAAGAGAATTAGCAGAAGCAATACAAAACAACTCTATTTCAGAAAGTGTATTGCAACAGATTGGCTCAAAAGTTAGTGCAGAAGATTTTGAGGAATTCAAACAAACACTAAATGATTTATACGCTCCAAAAAATCATAATCATGACGAGCGGTATGTTTTGTCATCTCAAGCTTTTACTAAACAACAAGCGGATAATTTATATCAACTAAAAAGCGCATCTCAACCGACGGTTAAAATTTGGACAGGAACAGAAAATGAATATAACTATATATATCAAAAAGACCCTAATACACTTTACTTAATTAAGGGGTGATTTTTATGGAAGGTAATTTTAAAAATGTAAAGAAACTTATTTACGAAGGCGAAGAATATACAAAAGTATATGCTGGAAATATCCAAGTATGGAAAAAGCCTTCATATTTTGTAATAAAACCCTTACCTAAAAATAAATATCCGGATAGCATAGAAGAATCAACAGCAAAATGGACAATAAATGGAGTTGAACCTAATAAAAGTTATCAGGTGACAATAGAAAATGTACGTAGCGGTATAATGAGGATTTCGCAAACTAATTTAGGTTCAAGTGAATTAGGAATATCAGGAGTCAATAGCGGAGTTGCAAGTAAAAATATCAACTTTAGTAATCCTTCAGGGACGTTGTATGTCACTATAAGTGATGTTTATTCAGGATCTCCGACATTGACCATTGAATAATTTTAAACGACTAATTTTTAGTCGTTTTTTTTATTTTGGATAAAAGGAGCAAACAAATGGATATTAACTGGAAATTGAGATTCAAAAACAAAGCAGTACTAACTAGTTTAGTTGGAGCATTGTTGCTATTTATCAAGCAAGTCACGGATTTATTCGGATTAGATTTATCTACTCAATTAAATCAAGCTAGCGCAATTATAGGCGCTATCCTCACGTTACTTACAGGTATTGGCGTTATTACTGACCCAACGTCAAAAGGCGTCTCAGATTCATCTATAGCACAGACATATCAAGCGCCTAGAGATAGCGATAAAGAAGAACAACAAGTTACGTGGAAATCATCACAAGACAGCAGTTTAACGCCGGAATTAAGCACGAAAGCACCAAAAGAATATGATACATCACAACCTTTCACAGACGCCTCTAACGATGTTGGCTTTGATGTGAATGAGTATCATCATGGAGGTGGCGACAATGCAAGCAAAACTAACTAAAAAAGAGTTTATAGAGTGGTTGAAAACATCTGAGGGAAAACAATATAATGCGGACGGATGGTATGGATTTCAATGCTTTGACTATGCCAATGCAGGTTGGCAAGTCTTATTTGGCTACAACTTAAAAGGTGTAGGTGCCAAAGACATCCCAAGTGCTAATGATTTTAACGGACTAGCTACTGTATACCAAAATACACCAGACTTCTTAGCGCAACCTGGCGACATGGTTGTATTCGGTAGTAATTATGGTGCAGGATACGGTCATGTTGCATGGGTAATTGAAGCAACTTTAGATTATATCATTGTATATGAGCAGAATTGGCTCGGCGGTGGCTGGACAGACGGTGTACAACAACCTGGCTCTGGTTGGGAAAAAGTTACAAGACGCCAACACGCTTACGACTTCCCTATGTGGTTTATCCGTCCTAACTTCAAAAGCGAAACAGCTCCACGATCAGTACAATCTCCTACGCAAGCATCTAAAAAGGAAACGGCTAAGCCACAACCTAAAGCGGTAGAACTTAAAATCATCAAAGATGTGGTTAAAGGTTATGACCTACCTAAGCGTGGTAGTAACCCTAAGTTTATAGTTATTCACAACGACGCAGGAAGCAAAGGAGCAACAGCAGAAGCATATCGTAATGGATTAGTTAACGCGCCATTATCGAGACTAGAGGCAGGTATTGCGCATAGTTACGTATCAGGTAACACAGTTTGGCAAGCCTTAGATGAATCTCAAGTAGGTTGGCATACAGCGAATCAAATAGGTAATAAATATGGTTACGGTATTGAAGTGTGTCAATCAATGGGAGCAGATAATGCGACGTTTTTAAAAAATGAACAGGCGACTTTCCAAGAATGTGCTAGATTGTTGAAAAAATGGGGATTACCAGCAAACCGTAACACAATCCGATTACACAACGAATTCACTTCAACATCATGCCCACACAGAAGCTCAGTATTGCACACTGGTTTTGATCCAGTAACTCGCGGTCTATTGCCAGAAGACAAGCGGTTGCAACTTAAAGACTACTTTATCAAGCAGATTAGGGCGTACATGGATGGTAAAATACCGGTTGCCACTGTCTCTAATGAGTCAAGCGCTTCAAGTAATACAGTTAAACCAGTTGCAAGTGCATGGAAACGTAATAAATATGGTACTTACTACATGGAAGAAAGTGCTAGATTCACAAACGGCAATCAACCAATCACAGTAAGAAAAGTGGGGCCATTCTTATCTTGTCCAGTGGGTTATCAGTTCCAACCTGGTGGATATTGTGATTATACAGAAGTGATGTTACAAGATGGTCATGTTTGGGTAGGATATACATGGGAGGGGCAACGTTATTACTTGCCTATTAGAACATGGAATGGTTCTGCCCCACCTAATCAGATATTAGGTGACTTATGGGGAGAAATCAGTTAGAATGACATAGTCATGTCTATTTGAGCAGGTGCGTTACATACCTGCTTTCTATTTACATTTAAAGATAAAATGTGCTATTATTTTACTAGAACTTTTTAACATTTCTCTCAAGATTTAAATGTAGATAACAGGCAGGTACTACGGTACTTGCCTATTTTTTATGCAAATTTAAAAAAACACTTGCTTAATAAACAATTGTTTAGTATAATTATATTTGTAGGTTAGTTGATGACTTACAAATTATGTGTAAGGAGGTGAAAAGCCTCATGCTAGACATAATAAAAACACTTCTAGAACATCAAGTATTGGCAGTACTGATAATTCCAGAAGTGTTAAAACAACTTAGAGAATGGCATCTCGGCTACCTAGACCGAAAACCAAACAACAAAGATTAACATTATGCTTGGAGCCTGATGGCTCCTCCTTACACTTATATAATATAATATTATTTGGAGGTTTTCAATTATGACAGAACAAATGTATTTAATATTGTTTTTATTAAGCCTACCATTGTTATTATTTATCGGGAGAAAAACACATTTTTATTGTTTAGATAAAAAGAATGGACGTAGATAATATGAGTGATTATAAATTAAAAATAATTGAATTGATCAAAAGTGATATAACAGGTTACCAAATTCACAAACAAACTGGCGTAGCGCAATATGTAATTTCACAATTAAGGCAAGGAAAGCGCGAAGTAGATAACTTAACTTTAAATACAACTGAAAAACTATACAGTTACGCACGACAAGTGTTATAATATAAATGTGAAATGGTCATTCTTGAAATGACTCGGTCGCTACTGGCACAGACCGTTTAAAGTGTCACCACAACATGAACTGAGAATTCATATGACGTTGCTGACGAGCGACAAAGCTCTGTGTTCCTGAACGGGAGTAGGTTTGTGTGGTGGTTTAATTTAGTAACAGCATAGACTGTCTATAGCAAGGTTGCCGAAGAGATTCTAAACGTATTCGTAAGTACGTGGTCCTTGCTAGATAACCGTATCTTAACCGATGCGGTTATTTTTTACCACACAACCAACAAAACCACACCACCTATTAATTTAGGAGTGTGGTTGTTTTTGTTGGAAGTGTGTATCAGGTATCTGCATAGTTATTCCGAACTTCCAATTAATAAAACTCTATACCCGTAATCTTCAATGAGTTCTGGCGCTTCCCTTTAATTCCTTTTACATATTCAAAATGAATGTTTTTGATTGCCATCTTTATGAATTCAGTTTTTAACTCATCTTCCATTAATTCCCAGCCGTTTAGCAATGAATACTTGAAATTTTTAATCTTCTCATAGTTAAAAGTCTTACCCTTATCATTATCCTTGCGCTTTTCATACTCATGTATTTCTTTGTCAATACGACTTATTATTGGAAAAGCTTCATCCTTATCCATCATACCTTCTATAAAAAGTGTTTGACATCTAGCGCGTTCTTTTCGCAACTTTTCAATATCGATGCCGACATCTTCTATTTCTTTAGGTTGGTTTTCGATTTTATATGATGTTAAATCAAATTGTTTTAGATAATTGTAAAATTGTTTTAAAACCTCGCCTTCGTCGATGTTACATGCATTTTTATTTTTAGTATTTTTGCAGTTAGAACAAAAGTATAGTTTAGAATACCAAACTTCTTTATTTTTAGGCGTATGCTTGACTGTGTTTAAAGTCAATTTCTGGTTACAGTTTGGACATAATAGTTTACTTCTGAAAATAGCGTTATGTTTTACGATTGTAGAGTTAGTTTTTTCACTTATCCTTAATTTTATTTCTTCGTATTCTTCTTCACTTATAATAGCTTCGTGGGTGTTTTCGACGAATATGTCACCGAAAACAAGATGACCTCTAGCTACCGGACTCGTTAGAGCATTGCCTATAACTGATCTGTGCCAGTTTTTACCTAAGGGTGCTTTGTATTTAGAGTTGTTCAATTTTATAGTTATTTCTCTTAAACTAGTACCTTTTTTCGCTTCTTCTACTGCAAATCGTAATACTTTTTTATATTCATTAGGCACAAATTTATCGTTTACTCTGTCGTAATAGAAAGGAGGGACAGTTTTAGCTAACCCTTTTCTAGCTGATGCGCGTCGACCCATTGCAGTACGCTCTTGAATTGTAGTACGCTCCCACTCTGCCATAGCACCTACTAATGTTACGAACAAACGTCCCATAGCAGAAGTTGTGTCATATACTTCTGTTGCGCTCCTAAACAACACGTTTTTATTCTCAAACAATTCTAGTATCTCTAGTAAGTCTTTAACACTTCGAGTTAATCGATCTAGTTTATAGACTAAAACCAAATCAAAATTATCTATTTCATTCAACATTTCTTGTAAAGCGGGTCTGTCTTTTTTAGCTCCGGAGTATCCAGCGTCAGTATATACTTTATGAATTTTCCAGTCGTTTATGTCGCTGTAAGCTCTTAATTTTCTTTCTTGTTCTTCGATAGAGTGTCCTTTTTCTTTTTGTTCAAGTGTACTCACTCTAGTATAAATTGCTACTTTCATGTGCTCCCTCCTCAAAATTGGCAAAAAATAATAAGGGTAGGCGGGCTACCCGTGAAAATTGTATAAAAAAAGAGAGAGCGCAGATGCACCCTCTCATGTCGCAAATATTTCAGCGACTTGTCTAATTTGAAGCTTGCCGCAAATATTTCAGCGGCTTGTTTTGTATATATGTAATATACCATCAAAGAGAGTGTAGTTCAAGCGATTTAACTAAGAAATCTAATTTTTATACTATTTTCAATTTTATCTACTGTTTCTTTTGAATATGATATTTCTCCGGCAGGGTCATACCTATTAATTTTCGATATTCTATCCTTGCTGATTGTAGTGATATTTAAAACGTTAGCATAGGTCTTTTTATACTTGAATCGCTCATATCTTTTGCGAACCTTCGAATATTTTTTGAAGTCGTCATTCAGCGATTTGTTTTCATCAAGTAATTTTTGATCGTATGGGTTTTCTGCTTTTGACACCTTTTCAAGATTGTTCATGATTTTTTTAGCTAAATCCTTACCCGTTACGTCCATTTTTTCCAATACTAAAGGTAACAAATCTTCTTCGATATGCACATTGAATTTACTTCTGGAAGATGTAAGTGGAACTACCGTTAATATTGGATTTTTATTTGAATCGTGATTATTAAGTACCATACAAAAATGGTTTCCAGAAAACTCTCTGCCAACATTAACACCTAACTTTACATAAATTATAGTGCCTTTTTTATATCTGGTGTAACTTTTGTTTTCTTTTAACAATCTAACTTCATCCAATAAAAACTCTGAATATTCAAGACACCATGAATTCATATATTTAAATTTGTAAATCTCGCTATTTTGAATCTTTTTAAAATTATTAACTGCTGTTTCTAAAGGTGCGTTCTCTTCCATCCCTCATCCTCCTCACGCCATATAGGCGTTTATTTCTTATATTCTTCTTCAACATACTTTTTTACTAAATATTCAAGAATAAGTTCGGTCATTAGATCGTTTTCTTCGTACTCTTTATGAAGTTACTTTATTCTTTGAATTAATTTAACTTATCGCCATCTATTTTTTGTGAAATAAATTCCAAGTATTTACGCGCATTATGTGACGATAAATCTTTAGGTAACTCATAAGTGAATGGTTGATTACCACTAGTTAAAACTTCATATACTATAGTTTCTTTTTTTATTTTGCAATTAGTTATTTTCATTATAAACTCCTTTTAAACACTGATGAAATAGACGTCTTTTATATTAAAGTGCCATATAGGCGCTATTAATCACAATACAACTTTGCCCATTACTTTAATATTACTAAACGAAGCGACTTTGATATCATCATACTTCGGATTTAGAGATACCAAATTAATATAGTCTTCGCATATATCTACACGCTTGATAAGACTTACTCCATCTAATACAACGAGTGCAATTGTACCATCTTTAATAGAATCTTCTTTCTTAATAAAAGCGTATGTTCCTTGTTTTAACATAGGTTCCATTGAATCACCATTAACTAAAATACAAAAATCAGCATTTGATGGCGTTTCGTCTTCTTTGAAAAATACTTCTTCGTGTAATATATCATCGTACAATTCTTCTCCGATACCAGCACCAGTTGCGCCACACGCAATATACGACACTAACTTAGATTCTTTATATTCATCTATAGAAGTGACTTTATTTTGTTCATCTAACTGACTATTCGCGTAGTTGAGTACATTGCTTTGTCTTGGAGGCGTGAGCTGAGATGATATGTTATTAATTTTTGACATCACAGTTTCCTCTTGGCGTTCTTCATCGGGTACGCGATAAGAATTTACATCATATCCCATAAGCCACGCTTCACCGACATTTAAAGTTTTAGAAAGTAGGTAAATTCTATCTTGGTCAGGAGATTGTACATCGTTAATATATTGAGACAAAGTACTTTTACTTAAAGATATACCTAGTTGCTTTTGATAAGGTTTCGATTTATTAATGATATCTACTTGTTTTAAATTTCTTATTTTCATGATGTGTTTTAGTCTGTTTGAAACTTTTTCTCTCATTTAGTGCACCTCCGTTTGATAACTTTATAATAAACCTTGTTGAACAAAAATTCAATAAAAAAGTTCATAAAACATGAATTTTTGTGTTGACTTAATTCAAAACAAGGTGTAAAGTATAGTTAAGTTCACGATACATGAACTTCAAAGGAGGTGTTTTTTATGTGTTACGACTACTCGCGTTTGAGTGGTAAGATAGTTGAAAAGTATGGCACTCAGTACAATTTCGCTATTGCTATGAAGTTGTCCGAGAGAAGCTTATCCTTAAAACTCAACGGAAAAGTTGGGTGGAAAGATAGCGAAATATGGAAAGCTATACAATTGCTAGGTATACCGGTAGAAAAAATACATTTATATTTTTTTAAAGAAAAAGTTCACGTTTGATGAACTAGAAAGTGGAGGACATCATGGAACAAATCACGTTAACCAAAGAAGAGTTGAAAGAAATTATAGCGAAAGAAGTTAGAAATGCTATAAAAGGCGAGAAACCAATCAGTTCAGGTGCAATTTTCAGTAAAGTAAGAATCAATAATGACGATTTAGAAGAAATCAATAAAAAACTCAATTTCGCAAAAGATTTGTCACTAGGAAGATTGAGGAAGCTTAATCATCCGATTCCACTAAAAAAGTATCAGCATGGCTTCGAATCAATTCATCAAAAAGCTTATGTACAAGATGTTCATGATCATATTAGAAAATTAACATTATCGATTTTTGGAGTGACGCTTAATTCAGATTTGAGTGAAAGTGAATATAACCTAGCAGCAAAATTTTACAGAGATATCAAAAATTATTATTTATATATCTATGAAAAGAGAGTTTCAGAATTAACCATCGATGATTTCGAATAAAGGAGGAACAACAAATGGAAGGATTGCAAATAAAAAACATCGAAGCAACAAACCTCGACGAACTCAAAAAGTTGATTGAATCAACCTTAAAAGCTGTCGAGGCGGTTGAAGAAAACTTGGAGAAGATAAATAACTTTGAAATAAAAGTTATTCAAAAATCATCTTGCCAATAAGGATTGAACCTGCATTTTCGATCATATCAGACCAGTTTTCGTATTTGGTATTTTCTCTAACGAAATTGTTGAATGACTCATTATTTTTTAACGAATCAAAATCTTCTTGGGATTGGACATCTACAGGAGAAGATTCAATAAAATCACTAAAACACTTGAATTTTGTATTTTCAATCATGAACGAATCGTTAAAAAGGTCCTCTTGGTTGAACTCAAAATTTGTTTCATCGAGTTTTTCAGCTTTATCAGCTAAATCACCCAACTTTTTCGAAAGAGAGTTTGAACCTTTAGAAAACTTACCCATATTTATCACCTCCTTAGGTTGATAACAACATTATACACGAAAGGAGCATAAACATTATGCAAGCATTACAAATAGTAGAACAGAACGAAACACATTATGTAGACAGTAGAGAAGTTGCGGAAATGATAGGAAAGCGACACGACAATTTAGTAAGAGATATTGATAACTATTTAGGTGTAATTTTACAAAACTCAAGTTTGAGGGCTGATGATTTCTTCGTAGAAAGTTCATACCAAGCAGGAACAGGTAAGCAATACAAACACTACCTACTAACCAAAAAAGGATGCGACATAGTAGCAAACAAGATGATAGGTAGTAAAGGAATTTTGTTCACAGCAACATATGTTGACGCATTCCATAAAATGGATGAACACATTAAACAACAAGCGCAACTTAATGTACCACAAACACCAATGCAAGCATTAGAGATGATGTTCAAAGCGCAAAAAGACCAAGAACAGTTTAACCAACAAATGCAACAAGAAATCACAGGTATTCGTCACATTGTCGGTATCGAAACGAAAAACTGGCGTAACGACACAAACAAAATGTTGTCTGCGATTGCGCAACATTTAGGTGGCGGAGCAATGCACCAAAAAGTTAAGTCTGAAGCTTACAAAGCATTAGAAGAAAAAGGACGTTGTAATTTAAAAATCCGTATGCAGAATCGCAAAGGTAAAATGCTAGCGAACGGTGCGACGAAGACACAGATTAACAAGTTGTCAAAATTAGATGTGATTACTGATGAACCTAGATTGATTGAGATTTACATTTCAGTGATTAAGAATATGGCAATTAAATATGGTGTTGACGTTAGTCAATTTGAAATTTGAGGAGAATCAGAGATGAAACAAGAACAAAGAGAATTACTCACATACATTCATTACATTTTGAATATGGAGATTAGTAATACGTCAGAAACATATACACACAAGATCGAAGAAGCAGGCAAAATCGAAACTATAGAAGTCAGTAGAGAACAACGCTTAGAAGAGGTTATGAAATGGGCAGCGCAAGAGATTGAAAAGCACTTTGATTTAGACGAAGAAGAATAACACACAATTGAACAAACAACTTAATAGGAGGAATTACAAATGAACACACTATACAAAACAACCCTCCTCATCACAATGGCAGTTGTGACGTGGAAGGTTGTAAAGATTGAGAAAAACACAAGATTTAAACTTAGAAATTTTGATTATCCAAAAATTAATAATGCTCAGAGCAAATCATTGTTGGATATTGCTAGTCACGATCTAAAAGATATTTAACTGTATTCAAAATTTTCATATCTTGTTGAGCTTTTAAGCTTTCGTATAAAGCTATTGAATAAATAATTTCGTAAGATACGTTTTCAGGAGCATCTTCTTTCAACTTATTTATTCTATCTCTAAAAAAGTCACTGTCACCACCGAATTCTTTTTCGGCTTGATTACTAAGTTCACCAAAGAAATTTTGAAAATCATTAAATTCCATACTTATCACCTCCTTTCACTAGGAGATAACTAAATTATACACGAAAGGAATGGTAGAAGTGCCACCACACATTCAACAAATGTTATACGAAATCCAGTTAAAAGCTGGTATACCTCAAAAATTAATGGAAATGCAAGGTTTGATAAACGATGAAACAACCAAAGAGGAGAAAAAAGAAAATGAGTGACACATATAAAAGCTATCTATTAGCAGTATTATGCTTCACAGTCTTAGCAATTGTACTCATGCCGTTTCTATACTTCACTACAGCGTGGTCAATTGCAGGATTCGCAAGTATAGGGACATTCATATTTTATAAAGAATACTTTTATGGGGTGGATGATTAAATGACTTGGTTTGAAGAATACGTTAAACCTAGTGTGGAATGGGAAAGAAAGGCAGAACAAGCTGTTTTAAGTGATGATGAAGTTAAAACGATCACTGAATATAGAAAGAAGTACAACAACCCGCATATTTACATGTCGGCTCAGAACAGAAATTATCTTGTTGAATATTTAGATAGACATACTGGAGACATAGTATTACACAATTTAAAACTTAAGAAATCATCCAGAAGAAGAGTGCATCAATATTTAATGGTCGGCCAAATAGTAGTGCCGGGCGAACCAAAAGGCACAATTTATGAAGCATCTCTGATAATAAGATAAAAAAACTGCTACTTGCGCCAACAAGTAACAGAGACAAACGATTAGCAAAATTAATTCACGTTCAATATAAAACGAAAAACGGAGGAAGTCAAGATGTATTACGAAATAGGCGATGTATGTCAGAAGGTAATTAATGTAGACGGATTTGATTTTAAATTAGCAGTTAAGAAGAAGGACCACAGCATTCTGGTGAATATCTTAGATTTAGAAGATAAGTTTATCGACGGCATAAACATAACTAATGAGAACGATCTATACACAGCATTAGACATATTAAATCAATCTATTTACGAATGGATTGAAGAAAACGCAGATGATTATGACAGACTAATTAACTTAGTCATGAAATGGTAGGTATAAGCATGAGAGATACAGAAAGAAATATATTGAATATTTTTAAGACGTTATTCGACGAATATACTTTGTCAAACCAACGAGCATTATTGGAAATTGAACGTAATCATCACGGATACTTATCGATTAATTTCTTGCACTATCACGACAGTTACAAAACAAACAATAAGCTTGTGCAGATACATGAAATCAATCCAGACAGCCATGAACGAATAAAAAATTTAATTATCGAGGTGCTAAGAGGTCATCGGAAGATTAAAAAAGGAGCATGAGGAAAGATATGAAAATAAATAAGTTAACTATATCGAACTTTGCTGGAATCAAAGAAGAAAAATTTAACTTTGACGGTAAAGATGCAAAAATATACGGCAATAATGCGACTGGCAAGACTACAACAGCAACCGCATTACAATGGCTGCTTTTCGATAAGGGTTTAGACGGTTCAACCAAATCATTTAACCCTGTACCTTTAAACGAAAAAAACGAAGAAAATTATGAGTTAATTCCGACTGTTTTCGCAGAATTTGAAATCGACGGAAAAATTACGACTTTTAAAAAAGAGTCACATCCTAAATACACAATAAATCAAAAAACGAATCGCAAGGAATACTCACGAAGTCGAACGAAGAAACAATATATCAATGATGAATCAATAAAAGTAAAGGATTATAAAGCTCGTATTGATGAACTGATTGATGAAGATGTATTCAAGTTAATTACGAACCCTCAAGCATTTAACTTACTAGATTGGAAGAAACGAAGAAGTTTGTTGTTTGAAATCGCTAAACCAATCAATGATGAGGATGTCATTAAAACAAATGATGATTTTAAAGAACTAAATAATATTCTTGGAGATCACGAAATTGAAACAAAGAAAAAGATTCTTACAGACAAGATAAAACAGATTAACAAAGATATCAAAGATATTCCGATACGTATTAACCAAACGCAACAAAATAAGCAGGATGTACCGGAATTCGATAATGATAGACACACAATCATAAAACAAGAAATTGAGCAACTTGAAAATGAGCGTATAGATATTCAAAACGGTGCAGAAGAAATTAATTTGCGTAACCAATTAGCTGATAAACAATCAGAATTGAAGCGCATAGAAGCTAATAATAGCGCCAGTAATGAGAACAAAATACATGCTTTAACAAATGAGCTACACGTTGAAAATGGAACGGTTGCGAATCTTAAAACAAGATTAAAGCAAAACAAACAACAAATTACACATGAAGAAAATCGACGTAATCAATTATTAGAAAATCATAAAGGATTAAAAAGTGATTTAGAAAAAGCTAAAAATCAAAAATTTGAATATCTTGATGACAATGTATGTAGTTGTTGTGGTCAACAGTTACCAGCTGAACAAGTGAGTGAGGTAAGAGAAAAAGCATTGCAGAAATTCAATGCAAACAAATCGAAAGAATTAGAAACAATACAAACATCTATCAATCACATTATTTCAGAGGGCAAGAAAATAAAGCCAATTATCGAGAAATTAGAGGATGACAACAATAATTTACAAATTAAAATCAACGAAGCAGAAGAGCGTTCAGCAAGAATACAAAACAAAATTAATAAGTTGAAAACAACTCACGTTGACGTTACGCAAACTGACGAATACAAAGCAGTAATGTTAGAGATAAATGAGATTAATCAAAAACGCTCTAACATCAGGAAAACTATTCAAGATAAAGTTTCAGGAATAGATGA